CCGTTTTTTTATTAATTGCGATTTTACTTTTTTCATCCCAAGTGCCTTTTCTCGAAACACTTTGACCATGAAAATTTTCTTCTCCATTAATGAACTCAGGTGTCCATGTAACGAAAAATTTTGTTCCTTTGTTCAACATATTTATTTTTCCTTTCTACTTGACATATTATCCTACATAACTATATTGTCAATATGAAAGGAGAAATAAAAATGGAAAATGTAAACTCAACATTTTTAGTATTAAAAATTAGAGAAGACAAAAATCCTAAAGGTGAAACTGAAATTACAGTTGCCAAGGGTTTTGACACTCTAACAGATGCTAAAAGATACAAAGATGCAAAGGACTGTATCGAAAGACTTACTCCAATGGAATATTGGGTAACTTCGTATAAAATTCAACAAATTTTTTACAAGTCCTTTGTTCAAGAAGCTAAAGCTTCTTAATGTTGTAAAAAGATCACTGGGGTGTTGCAGCAATGCAACACCCGGTGTTAAGTGCATGTGGGCGGGACCCACCCAGAAAAAAAATAAAAAAATATTTCTTGCAATAAAAAATACTTTCATATAATATCCTACATATTAACAAAGGAGAAAGAATGATAAACTATAAGGACTTAAAAAAGAATGATAGAATAAAGTCTAATCAAATTGGTGTACCAATTACAGGTAAACTAATGGAAAGCCCAAAGCAAGGTAAAGGATTAAAGAAAGTTATTTTGATTTGGACTAATGGTTCTGAGGTTGGAATGTTCGATGAGCATGGTTCGATTTATGCAAATCAAATTACTGAAGTCGAGCGAGATGGAACATGGCACGAGGTTAGTCATGGTTAAATTATATAAACAAATACAATTTAGTGATGGTTATGTTTTCTATGAACAAAAAAATGGAAGATATACAGACACAAAAAAAGAAGAAGATTGTGATTTGTCTTTTGACTCATGGAAAGATATTCAAGATGCTTTAGACAATGATGATTTAGAAATAAGTATTTGTAAATTATATAAATAAAACTTATGGGTGTATGCAGCTATTGCATACACCCTACAGTTGTAGAGAGAAGAGCATGTGGGCGGGACCCACCCGAAGGGTGCAAAGTCCCAGAAATCTAATCGATAGAGGTACCAGACCGTTTTGGATTTTTGACTTTTTTATTTTTGTTGATCTGCATTTTTGCAAAAGGGATCCTAGCGTATACCCCTATAGTGCTTGATTTACACAATTTATCCTATAAAATACTTTTTGGTTCCATATGAAGCTAACCCTAGAGCAAATAAATAAAATACCTGATGTTGAGGTAAGAGAAAGATTAAAACAAGATATTATAGCAGGCTATGAAAATCAAAAAGCTGTAGCTGCAAGACAAGATTTTTTAACCTTTGTTAAAAGAATGTGGCCACAATTTATTGAAGGCAAACACCACAAAGAAGTATCAGAAAAATTTAATAAAATAGCTAGTGGAGAACTAACCAGATTAATTATTAATATGCCACCAAGACATACAAAGTCTGAGTTTGCATCTTATTTTCTACCTGCGTGGATGATAGGTAACTATCCTGAACTTAAAATTATTCAAGCAACCCACACTGCAGAGTTAGCTGTAAACTTTGGTCGTAAAACAAAAAATTTAATTGATAGTGAATCTTATCAAAAACTTTTTACAACTAGACTACAAGAAGACTCTAAGGCAGCAGGAAGATGGAACACCTCAAAAGGCGGTGAGTATTTTGCAGTCGGTGTCCAAGGTGCGGTGACCGGGAGAGGTGCAGACTTATTAATAATTGACGATCCACATTCAGAGCAAGATGTAAACTCACCTAACGCATTTGAAAAAACTTACGAGTGGTATACTTCAGGTCCACGTCAACGTTTACAGCCTGGAGGTAGAATTATTCTGGTCATGACTAGATGGAGTAAAAAAGATTTAACACAAATGTTGCTTAACGCACAAAGAGAAGAGAAAGCAGATCAATGGGAGGTAATAGAGTTCCCTGCGATTATGCCAAGTGGTCAACCGATGTGGCCACAATATTGGAAGCTCGAGGACCTTGAAGCTGTCAAAGCATCTGCAGGAGTAAATAAATGGAATGCACAATACATGCAAAACCCGACCTCGGACGAAGGAGCAATAATCAAAAGAGAGTGGTGGGTAGACTGGCCACACGAAGAGATGCCAATGATACAACATGTAATACAAAGTTATGATACCGCCTTTTTAAAAAAACAAACTGCAGATTACTCTGCTATTACAACGTGGGGTGTGTTTAGAGAAACGGAAGATAGTCCACAAAGTTTAATATTGTTAGATTCGTTAAAAGGTAGATACGAGTTTCCAGAACTAAAAAGATTAGCTTACGATCAATACTTGTATTGGAAACCAGAAACAATTTTAGTTGAAGCAAAAGCAGCAGGTTTACCTTTGATAGCAGAACTCCGTAGACAAGGTCTACCTGTAGCAGACTATAGTCCTAATCGTGGACAAGATAAACATGCAAGAGTTAATTCAGTTGCTCCTATGTTTGAGTCTGGAAGAATATATGCACCCAAAGAAAGAGAGTTTGCACAAGAAGTTATTGAAGAGTGTGCTGAGTTTCCCTATGGTGATCATGATGATTTGGTAGATAGCACAACCCAAGCAATCATGAAATTTAGAGACGGGGGCTTGATTATGCATCCAGAAGACTATAAAGAAGAGCCATTAATCAAACCTAAATACAAATATTATTGGTAATGACATTCGTATTCAAACACCCTAGCAAATATAAGAAAATTAAAAAACTAACAACCACAGTGCCCCCTGAAAGTGGACCTACACCTCAAGGGTTGAATATTAGCTATAATACTGTTAAAGATGTAAGATTGGAGAAAAAGCATGGCAATAGACAAAAGTCTGCCAAACAAAAGGGTTGAAATACCTGGGGCAGAAGAACAAATTATTGAAAACGCAAAGATTCAAGAGCAACTTCCTGATCAAGGTGATACTGAAATCACAGAGCTTGATGATGGAGGTGTTGAAATTAATTTTGAACCGGGAGCCTTTAATCAAGAACAAAGTGAAAGTCATTTCGACAACTTGGCAGAGTTACTACCAGAGGAAACATTAAATCCTCTTGGTTCAGAATTAGTACAAAATTATCAAGAGTACAAAGCATCAAGAAAAGATTGGGAAGATGGTTACTCAAAAGGTTTAGACCTATTAGGATTTAAATACGAAAACATGGCACAACCTTTTCAAGGTGCAAGTGGTGCCACCCACCCTGTGCTTGCAGAAGCAGTTACACAGTTTCAAGCGTTAGCATACAAAGAATTGTTACCTGCAGATGGCCCTGTAAGAACTAGAATTATCGGAGTAGAGACTCCACAAAAAAATGACCAAGCAGGTCGTGTTAAAGAATTCATGAACTATCAGCTCATGGATGTGATGAAAGAGTACGAACCAGAGTTTGACCAAATGCTTTTTTATCTCCCTCTTTCCGGATCTGCCTTTAAGAAAGTTTACTATGACGATCTTTTAGGCAGAACGGTTTCTAAGTTCGTTCCAGCTGATGACTTGATAGTTCCATACAATGCAACATCTTTAGAAGATGCGGAGGCCGTGATCCATCGTCTTAAAGTCTCTGAGAATGATTTAAGAAAACAACAAGTGGCAGGATTTTATCGTGACATAGATTTACCTAGACCATTTAATCAAGAAACAGAATTAGAAAAAAAAGAAAGAATGTTAGAAGGAACTAAAAGAACTTTTAACGAAGACGTATACACACTTCTTGAGTTTCACATCAATTTAGATTTAGAAGGGTTCGAGGACCGTGGACCTGACGGCGATGTTACTGGTATTAAATTACCGTACATTGTAACAATAGAAGAAGGCTCAAGAGAAGTTTTATCTATTAGAAGAAACTATAACATAGGTGATCCTAAAAAAGAAAAGATACCATACTTTGTACATTTTAAATTTTTACCAGGTCTAGGTTTCTATGGCTTTGGTTTAATACACATGATCGGTGGATTATCAAGAACTGCAACCGCAGCTCTTAGATCATTGTTAGATGCAGGTACATTATCAAACTTACCTGCAGGATTTAAAATGCGTGGCATTAGAATTAGAGATGACGCACAGTCTATCCAACCTGGAGAATTTAGAGATGTAGATGCACCGGGCGGTAACATAAAAGATTCTTTCATGACTCTACCGTTCAAAGAACCATCTGCAACTTTGTTACAGCTTATGGGTGTCGTGGTATCAGCAGGTCAACGTTTTGCATCAATTGCTGATCTTCAAATAGGTGAGGGTAATCAACAAGCAGCAGTGGGCACGACAGTAGCCTTGTTGGAACGTGGATCGAGAACAATGTCAGCGATCCACAAAAGAATTTACGCAGCACTTAAAAACGAATTTAAATTGATGTCTAGAGTCTTTAAATTATACTTACCACCAGAATATCCATACGATGTTATTGGTGGACAAAGAGTAATTAAACAACAAGACTTTGATGATAAGATAGACATCATCCCAGTTGCAGACCCTAATATTTTCTCTCAAGCCCAAAGGATATCTATAGCCCAAACGGAGCTGCAACTGGCTACATCTAATCCACAACTACACAATTTATATTCTGCATACAGAAATATGTACGAGGCACTCGGTGTAAAAAACATAGATACAATTTTAAAACCACCACAAAGTC